TTCAGGCACGGAAGGGAAATGTCAGAACGGTTGCAGCCGAGGATTACAATGTCTACCAGAGGGCGTCGCTTACACACGCTCAAGTTTCACGCCCTCCCCCGTAAAACCCATCCGTTCCATGCCTAGGTTGTATTCAATCGCGTCCCCCTGAGATTCGTAGACGTCTTCACAGATAATCGGGCGGTCTTTGCTGATGTGCCCGATGCTTACCCGGCTGTCGCAATACAGCTTGAATCCCCGCTTCCGCGCATTCAGGCAAAACGACACATCCTCATTCGGACACAACGCATGGTTGTATGCGAAATGCTGATAGTTCGGTATGCCCTCGCGCATCTTCTTAAGCATCCGCGTGCTGATACATGCCATCCCAAACCCCGACGCCAACACTTCAAACCGCTGCTGTTTCGGGTAGTTCGTCGTGATGTACCACCAGGGCGTGTCCCCGCCTTCTACCAGATCCGGGTTAAGACCGAACACACACGGTTTCGTGGGAATCGAGTTCGAGAACGCCAACGCCGAACAGAAGTCCAGATCATTCTCCACCGTCTCTGTCAACAGCGCGTCAACGTGCTCCGGCGTAAACACCATGTCATCATCGATAAACAGGATGTATTCGCACGCCGGGTCTTCACACGCCGCGTTCACGCAACACTGACGCGCCGTCGATAGAACCGTGTTAATCGGACAGATGAAACTTACGTCTACACCCTTCTTACCAAGGTAATGAAACAGAGTGATCATGGACACATGGTGCGGAGACTCAATCCAACCACGGTAATTGGGTACGCCGATATGCAAATGTTTTAACTTATCGTGCATTACCGTACCCTCAAGCCGTGATACACACCCCGCGCCACATCCACCGGGTTCAACCACCACCGCGAATGTTCCGTCTGTGCGTGCTCCCACAAGTACCAGTACAACAGCTTGAACCGCTCAAAGAATCTCACCCGCGCATGTTGCACTAGCTGAGACCCGCATCGCGGACACTCGATCCCGTACCGCGTCATATACGTCGGCGTGATCCAACGCAACAGGCCACATCCCTTACACCGTCCAAACATCTTCAAATGCCCTCCTACCCCTCCATGTAGGGAAGCGGGGGGCAGGGACCGGAGGGGAGAAAATCCCTGCCCCCCTTACGGGAGGGAGACTAGATCGCCCGCACGAAAACCTTGGTAAGGCTCGACGTAGCCGTCGCGTTCGTAGCAAGAGCCACAAACACCGGCAACTGACCCGCAAGCTCAGCGTCCGTACCGTAGGAAAGATACTTCTTCGCATTCACCAGAATCAGGGAGACCCCAGGAATGAAGTTCGTAGCTACGCCATACGTCATCGCATTCACGGGTCCATACGCAACGATCTTCGATGTGTATTCGGCTGTGCCGACCGCTTCTTCAGCAACACCCGCAACCAGCTTGAAGTTGGCCGTGGCGGGCGCAACGAAAGTGCGGCCATCCGCAGTGCTCGAATCCCAACATACGGGAGTACCAGCGGACACAGCCGCGCCCGTTCCGTTATACCCGGTCAGATAGCACTTTTCCGGGCCATCATCGGAACCAATACCATGCAACAGTTTCCAGTTCATGTCAGTCCTCCTTACGACAGTTTGACGCCTTCGTGAAGCCCCTGCTTGGCGCAGTTGGTGCAGATGAGTTCACCCATCCAAAGCACCTTGGCAACGAAAGCATCCTGGTTTTCGGGGGACTGCAACGCGGTGACCTTGAAGTTCCGCTGCGGGTGGTACTTCAACTGCATGAAACGGCTGTTGATGAAGAACGCCTTTTCAGCCTTCCCCGCGTCCTGCGGGCAGTCGTAATCATGAATCAACGTCGCACCCATAAACTTCAGATTGGTAAACCCGGCATCCGCCGCATTGGTGTTCACGAACCGCTGACCAATCTTCGAACAGGTACGGTCGTAATACATATAGTAGTTTTCGCTGCCAAGAATCAGGTCGGGATACCGATCCTTCTTCCCGCCAGCCGCAAGACGACCGCACTTAAGCCACAGTTCCACCATGTCATTCCGCATCGTGGGAACGTTATTGGTGGTATCGTAATACGCGCCGTTAGTATCCTTTCCCTGATTCCGCCACCACGCCTCATTCGCCCGATTGATCCCGAACAGCGTGCCGGTCGTGGGCACTTCCGCGATGATCGCGCCAAGACCAGTTACCCGTTTGCTGTCGTTGCCCGTGCCATCCGAATAGAACCGCTCGTTCATCTGCTGTTGCAGACTCTCAATCGCATTCTTCTCTTTCTGCTCAAGCAGATCGAAAATCTTCTGGCCCGTGTTAATCATACGGTCGCGACCGCTGATCACAATCGACTTGTACGCCTGCTTCCAGTTCGCATAGGCAATCGTTACATTGTCCTGCTCGGGAAGCGTGAACTCATCGAACCCGCTGTAGGATTCTTCCGAATCGTCCAGCCCATACTCCACCGCCCATTCAATCCGCGTACCGCCATTGACCGGCTTGTACTGGCCCTTTCGCTTGAGCCAGTAAAACAACGGGATCTGCTGGCTAATCTGGTTCTCATAGCCCTGCGAGCGCCGCTGAAGGGTACTGGACAATACAACATCATTGACAAGGCTTTGCGATGTTGCCGCCATTGTTTAGATACTCCTATTGCTCCAAATTCGCCGCTGAAGCGCCCATCACGGCCTGAGCCGAATCCCACATGGATTCACCCTCGCGGAACCCCGTCAATGGGTTCGCGCTAGGCCCAGACCGCATCGCCTCTAACGCGGCTTGCTGTTGTCGCTGTTTCTGCGTATGCGCGTGGCGCACGCCCTGTTCCATCCAATACTGCTGGATCACATGCGGGGCCACATGCATCAACGCCTGTTCCACCGTCAAATTGCGATTCTGCTGAAGCACCCCCGCGATTTGCGTCAGGTACGGTTGAATCTTGTCATTACCGTATTTCGCTGTGATCGCATTCGCCTCAGCCTGTTTCGCGTTCAACCACTGCTGGTTCTTCAACTCCTCGATGTTGCGTTTCAACGCGCCGATTTCGTCACCGTTGATCGCAGACTTCATCCGGCTTTCTACCTCATCGCGGATCACCGTCTCCATGATCTCAAGGATCTGTTGGGCTTCGGGTTCCATCAATGCACGGGTAGTCGGAGGAAGCCTGTCGAGGATTCCTTTCATTTCCTGTACTTGTGCGTTAGTCGGCTGTTGTCCCATCGTCTGCATATATTGCAGCTGAGAAACATAAGCCATCTGGCGTTCCAGTTCCCGCCGCTGGTCGGCAAGCTCCTGGGTCTTCCGGGTGTAGTCAGCCTGCATCGAACGCCGCATCGATTCCAGATCGGGGTTATCCACTGGCGTTTCCAACGGAGACCCGCCCGTCTCCTTCGGCATACCGATACCGCCCGTTACGCCCTTGTCCTCAACGAACGAATCGCCCGCGCTGTTTCCGTATTCGTTGCCGGGCGCTACCGCGTCCGAGAATACGTCCGATTCGGGTTCAACGTTCTGACCGCCTAGCGCGGCCTGCTTCAACTCGTCCATGCTTGCTCCTTGCCGATTGCTGCGATTGCCTCATGGCGTCATCACAGTTCAGCCTGTAAATTTCACCCACCTATCAACGATCTTTGCGATAGTCTCAATCGAGGGCAGATCGGGCAACGCCCCATCCGCCTTGAGACTGTCCACAAACTTCAGTACCTTCCCGTCTTGCGCCTCAAGCATGTCCAGCTTCGATTGGAGCACCGCTATTTGCGCCCTGATTTCGCTCGCTTTATCGGTTGCCAGACTCATCATACGACCCCCATTTCATGCCGCGTGCGCTCGTAATCTTCCTTGAACGACCCCAGCTTCACCGGCTGACGTTTACGGGGCGTGTTAAATTCATCCGCCGTGACCCGCATCACCCCATTCGCTTGGCACACGTCTTTCTCGTGGTTCCGACTGCGAATCAACATCGGCTCGCCCGTGATGTGCGGCGTTACATACTCATGAAAGATGCTAATCTGCATCGGCTTGAACGTCCGCACCGTAGTCCCTTCGCACTTGGGGCATACGCTGGTCTTGGGCACCTCGCTCGCCTTGTAGTATTCGATGTACTCCTGTTCGCAATCGTCACATTCAAAACTGTAGTGAGGCATTACCTCGGGCCTCCCTCAAAAATACGCCGACTAAACATCTGTCCCATCTGAGCCGGGTCCGTTTCCCACGGCATCTGGTTCATGTTGTTCACCGGCGTACTGGCCGGAAGCTGTGCCTGCGCTTCCTGCGGCGTTGCCGCAGCGTCATTCCCCTGCGGCCCTTCCAGCTGCATCGGCTGAGGTGCCATCGGCGGCAACTGCACAATGATCCGTTCCGGGTTCCTGAACACTTCCGTATTGCGAAGATAGGTCCGTACCAGTTCAGGCACGTTCAACGTGAACCCCATCTGCTGAAGGTATGGCATCAACGGAATCAACTGAGCCATCGCGTCAATCGTCTGCCGGACGCGAACGCTCTTATCCACGCGCTCGGTTGACCCCGGCTCAATCGTTACCTCGTAATCGGCGGCAACCAGGTCTTGAGACAGAGACACCATCTGCCAGACGCGCCCGTCATCCCCAACCAGCGGGACCACCCGTTCCGGTCCCCAAAACTGGCGCAACATCGACACGTCTTTGCGCGTACTCTTGACCAATGCCCGTTCCAGAAGGAACCGCATATCTCCCACGCGCAACCCGCTCTGTTGCTGAATGTAGCTCGCTTCGGTCGCGGTCTGGACCCCATGACCAGACCCTTGCGACAACTCCGATATACCCGACACCTCGTCAAGGTCGCGCTGAAACAGTTCCGTCAGCTTCCACGCATCACCCGCTATCGGGATGTGCGGGAAAACCGTTAGCACATCGCCGATCTTCTCTGCGGTCATTACTTCCACGAACGCATTCGTGTTGCTCAATAACTTACGAACATCGTCAGGCTGTATCGAACCCGTTGTGAACGCCCCCCGCGTCGCCCCCCACCGTTGCAGATGATCCATCATCTGCGTGCGCATCTTATTCAGTACCTGGATCTGGTCACTAAACGAATCCGCGTAGCTCAGACCCCAAAAGTCATCATCGTCAGGAAGGAACTGGAGAAACACATACGGGCCTTCCTGACCAAAGAACGGATACGGTTTCACAAGCAACGGGCGGTCAAGCCCCCACTTCCACACAATGACCGTCTGCGTTACCTTGTCGAAAATCTCATACAGCGTCACCATCGACGAATCGCGGGACACTTCATCTTCCCGCCAACTTGATGTAGTAGCCGATGGATCGTTGCCGTGTTCGCTGTGCCCCGTTGGTTCTACCTGGGCACGCGCTTCCTTGTCGTACCGGCTATCCCGAATCACGTCCACAAACGGACGGTTGATTACATGCGCAAACCACCGCGCTTCATCCGGTGTACGCGCCTCCGGGTCTGACAGAAAATCAAACGGACTGATACACTTCTTCCACGGATGCCCGTAACGTATAGCCGTGTTGTGTTCCACCACCGGGGCTTGGGGAAGGTTCAAATCTTCATCCGTGCCCGACCGTATATCGCTGCTCCCCTGATACCCCGGCAACGCACGGTCATCCGCATACGGCTCGTCCATGTCGTATTCCGCGTTGTACCCGTGCTTCAGTATCCCCGTGCCATACATGAGCGCGTTCCACAGCATTTCGCGCTCCTGGTCCTGCGCCCCCATTATCTGACGTTCGCGTACCAGCACCTGCTCCATCACCGGGGCTACCGCTTCACCCAACGGCGTGTTCCCCTTAAAGAACATTGTGGGGTTCTGGAAGTACAAAGACGCCATCATCTGACGGATGTTCACCAGCATCCAGTTGATAGCGATCCGGTCCTCATACTTCACCGAACCGTAATAGTTCCCCCGGTAGAACTCCCTCAGCCTCTGCCAGCGCAACTCGTGTTTCTCACGCGCCTTATATGCCCGCATGATGCGCGATTCCCATACCCGGAGTTCGTCTTTACCTACATTGGTCGGAAGTTTCATCAGTTGTACGCTATCGCAGAAACGCGAATGGCTGTCGATTCGTCCATTACGCGGTCCTGGCCTATCCATGTTTGATCACCCTGGATCAATGCCGGGTCCAACCAGTCTTCGTATTTCGGCGTGGCGGATTTCGTCTCCGGCTTCTTCCCCGGAAACATGATGTGTTCTATCTGCGCAAGCGCATCGATGATGTCTTTGCGCTTGAATCGCGGGAACCGGATTAGTTCTTCCTCTGCCTTCTCCCGGTTCCGACAGTTCCGCATGAAGTAGATCATCCCGTTTTCAAACCACGGCTGAAGTCCGCGAATACGTTCTTCTTTGTTGACCTCGCTCTGCTCACCCTTCAGCCACGACCACGGGATATAGGTCTTCTCTTTCGCCATTGCCTGCCGCATGAACGGTTTCAGACTCCGCTCATACGGTCCCGGCTCCATCCCAACGCGGATAGGTCGCTTCTCTGACGCAACCTGCTGACCCCGGATAAGCTCACTGATAATCTTGTCCCCGCTGAAGTTGCCCCAAAAGATGTCCGTGATGTACACGTTGCTATCGGAATCTACCGCACCCGTAACTATCGCCGTCCACGAGGTCTTGGTCTCCTTCTCCGAACTCAGGTCACACACACGGAAGTACCGCAAATGCTGATCAGGCAACCGGTCAATCACCTGTATCCAGTCGGGCTTGAACACCTGCAAGTCCGTAGGCACGGGGTTGTTTTCGTACTGGCAGGCATACACCCATGTCCCCATCTTGCGCTTGACAGCGGGCAACGACTTACGCGCATTGGCCGGGTTCTCAGGACACGGCAGATCGTCCTCCAGTTCCGTGAACCGGGTCGGGAGAATAGGCTTGCCCGCCGCGTCGTAACACGACTTCACCACGATGTCATATTCGCCAGCCAGTTCGGGCGTCTCGATGATCGTCCCGTACAAATCCGAGAAGTCATACCGGGTCCCAATCATCATTTCCCGCGCACCCGGTTCCAACAGGGCTTGACAGTGCTGATGATATTCCTGAGTCTTTGCCATCAGTTCCGGACTCGCCACACTGTCTTTCGTCACGAGGTCGTCAAAAATAATCAGGTCGTAATGACGCCCCGTCACCTGCGCATCGTGCGAACTGTATTCAACCGTGTCTTCTTTGTAATGACCCTTCCGATGCAGCAACAGCCCCTTGCCCGACCACTTCTGAGGACGCCCCGACTTGTTCATCTTCGGCGTGATCTCGGGGAAGTACTTCCGAACCCCAGGTGAATCCAGATACGACCGTGCCCACCCCACAAACTTGATCGCATCATCCGCCTTATGTGACACAATCAGAATCCGTATCTCAGGATTCCGGCACACTTCCCACGCGGTAAACGCCGCGTTGCATATCGAACTCTTGAGATGCCCACGAGGAAGCAGACACAGCTTTGCGGGCTTGCTCCATGACCCCATCCACCGCGCTAACGGACGGTGCAATGGCCCATACAGCACCGGGATGCGTAGAATCTTGTCTAGGAAATACCAGAAGTCCGCACGCGCCGCCATGCGGACCGCCTCAAACTCCACTTTCCCCGCCTTGCGCGGATGGAGCCGATGAAACTCTTTGCGTTCCGCTGGCGTGAGCGACAGGTATTTATCGACAATCACACTCACAGCAGTTTGCGCCCGCCTATCAGGTATTGGTACGTCAACAAGTCCTGGTATTCCGCCTCGTCTATAGGCCCAATCGTGACCTTGCCCGCCGTCACCGTGCCGTCAGGGTTCCGGGGAATCCCGACCGCCTGAGACAACGGCAACAGCGTCACCACCTCATACCCCGCGTCTGTGAGCAGCTTCTGCATCTCCACTGCCGTAAAGAACCGGAGATGCGTCCGGTCAAGAATCCCCGCGTCTTGGTACTCCCAACGGCCCTCACCCAAGGCGCGAATCACGTCATAGAACCGCACATTGGGGATGCTCGCGAGCACTTCGCCATCCGGCCCGAGGAACGGCGCAACCCGTTTCAACACTTCGCCGGGGTTCTTCAAATGTTCCAGCACGTCACCGAACACGATGCAATCGAAGTAGCCGCCCTCAAATGGCAGGTACATCGTCTCGATGTCCCCGCATATTGCACAGTCAAGAACGTCCTGCGCCGCAGCGCACACGTCCGGTTCCACCTCGATGCCGATTACCTCAGAGACCCCCAACGATTTCAGGAGACCGCCAAACGCCCCACTGGCACAGCCCACGTCCAGAACCCGCGTAGCCCATTCCGGGATGTGCTGTGCGATGTCCGCCCGGTTAAAGGCGTAATATGGGCTGGTCCCGCTCAATTGCTTCCCGCCGTCACTCCCCGCTTCTTGCGTAACGATTCCATCGTGGCAAGGATCTCGCTGTCCTCCAGATCCGTGGTCTTGTCTACCGTGTCGCAATCCAGACCCCGCCACTTCATGATCTTCTCGCTCAGCTGCATCCGGGTCTTCGCGTCCGTGCTCGGGTTACGGAAGTCCCGTTCCGTCTGCCGCACAATTTCATCCAGCGTAACCGGCTGATGATCGTCGTAACTGGTCATCAGCATCCCGAGATATGAAATGAGTTGCCGCGCCGCCTGCGTACCCGCGTACTTCTTTTTGAAGTCCGGCGCGGCGTTCGCTATCGTGCTTTTCTGCGCCGTGGGTTTGAGGATCTTGACCGCGCCCTTGGTATCACCACCCGCCTTCGCCAGCGCCTTGCAATACGCAATCGTATCCGCGTCCATCCCATTCGACAGCTTCAGGTAGTAGTCGTCCTTGCCAAAGTCATGTTGTGGAAGGAACTCAAACTCGGGGAACACCGGCTTACTCAAACGCATCCCTCCACACCGAGTTGATGAACGCCACGATCTCACTGTCCGGCTCGGGCCATGCGAAACGCGAATCATCCAACCCGTCTACATGAGGCCGCTCATCAGACAGGCTATTCGTGCTCGAAAGGTCGGCCACGTCTTGACTTACCCAAAACTCCGACAGTTCCCAGTACCCGTACATTGATATGCCCTATGCAACACAGTATATCACAAACGATATGCGATTGTCAATATATGTACTGTTAGATGTCGAACATTCGGGAGACAAGGAAGGGCGGCGAGCCGGGAGAGAATCAGCCCGCCGCCCCGTGGGAAGGAGAATGAGGCTACTTAGGAATCACCGAAAACATCCAGAATCCAATGTGCAAAACGCACCGCATCAGCGGGTTCCAACAGAAAAACAGACCTTGACTGCCGTTCAGTACGCTTAGAAATAGAACAGTTACAGTCCATAACACTAACGCACGCCTCTAAACCAACATCAGCGTCACACGTTCCAATCTCAAACCTCAATTCATCCGACTTGGCACTAATCAATGAAGAAACCCGTTCTTCTTCCCTCACCAGCTCACGCAATTCATCTACTTTACTCACTACTTGATCTCCCTGTCCCGTCTTAGTCTGTGAATAGATTTCACAACACCACGCGGCAACACCTGGTAGTTCGATTCCTTGGAAGCGTTCACCGTGCTGCTCACGATACGCACCACATCATCCGTGATGTCCAAGAGATACCCAATGCTCGAACACATCTCAGGTTCCACCTTCATCACATCGTCCCGGCTGGTCCACCCCGCCGATTCCACGATGTCACGCCACACGATCTCTACCCGAGGCAGTTCATTCTTCATGGCTTCCCTTGACCCATTTCATCTTCCATTCGTACAAGTCACCACG